TTAACTATTTGATCTTGCTGCATTTAATCGGTCTTGTCGACTGGAATTGTCCTTCTCGTCGACGCCGTTTGTGTCAGTTTTTGTGACAATTTTATCCGCGAGCGTGTCGTCATGCATCGCGTGGCCGTATGTGACAAACACATGCTTGGCATCCTTCCAGCCTCCCAGCTTGGCAACCGTGATCGGGTCAACGCCCGAATGAAGCATCGCCGTGGCAAAGCCGTGACGGCAGGCGTGATAGGATAGCTGCTTGATCTTGGCCCGCTTGCACGCGGCTCGCCAGACAGGCTTTGCTGTGTCTCGGCTCGAATATCCAAAAACCTTTTCCCCTGGCTCCCGGTTGCTTTTGATGTTGGCAATCGCAGCGACCAGCACTGGCGGCAAATGCGCGCTGCGCTCATCGCCTCCGAGCTTCCCCTGCCTGATGACTGCGCGCCGCGCATGTAGGTCAACGTCCTTCCATCGAACGTCCAGCGCCTCTGATACCCGCGCGCCAGTCAGAAACATGAAGCAGGCTAACGCGCCCATGTGGGGCGAAGCCGCGCCCATGAATTTCTGCACCCACTCCCACGTCACCGGCTCTTTGCGCTTGGTGATGACTGGGAACCGTTTCACCTTCAGATTTCGGCAGAGATCGAGGGACGCGGCGAAATTAATGATGGCTTGCGTCGGGACGATCACTTGCCGGTTGCGGGTCGCGCCGCCTGCATTCGGATGCAGGACGATTGCCGCCTGCCGCACCGCACCGCCGTTGATTTGCCGCACAGGCGTGTTCTTCCAGTAGGATGCGACCTTCAGGACAAACCGGTCGTTCTTCTCGGCTTTGAGATACAGGATTGCGGCCTGCGCGAAGGTTAGGACCGCTTCCGGGCCATAGAGATTACCTGCTCGCTGACGGGCTTCAAATTCTGAGGTGAAGCGGAGCGCTTCCTCTTTGTCAGAAGTTCCTGTAGTTCCGCGAAATCGCCTCTTGGCAACGGTGCCGCTGTAGTGCCAGATTTCGCCTCTGCGATAGATTTTGAGGGGCATGGCCTGCTTGCTTCCAGAATTGCGGCAACGTCATCATCGGTGAGCACCATACGATTGCCCATAATCCGGCAAGCGCCAAGCCCCCTCGCGATTTCGCGGACGCGCCGGGGCGACCAGCCGGTTTTCGATGCCAGTTCTTCCGGTGTGATGAAATCGAGTGCGAGCGCCCTGCTCATCGCTGATCCTCAAGCGCTGAACGGCCTGCTTCCTCGATCCAAAGGATGACGCACTTTTGAACGATCTGATGGACGCGGCGTTCCGGCTCATATTCGTCCATTTCCATGATATCCGCGCCTGCCGACAGGATATGTGCCGGGATAGGGTTGCTTGCCCACGCCTGTAGGAATCTGACCAGAGATGGGTTTTTGCCGGGTTCACTCAGCATCGCGGGCCTCCTTGGCTTCCGGCTGGGGAGCCTCCGGGGAGAGTGCGCGGATGGCTCCGGGCAGGACAACGAGCAGAGCAACCGCCGCTTCGTGCGATACAGTCGCGGCTATCCTGGCTCGCTTGTCGGCAATCGCCGCGCACCGTTCTACCGTCACCGGGTCCAGTTCATCAGGGCCAAGGATGCGGTAGCCGCTCGTCTGTACAAGGCGAAGCAGAGCCAGCTCTACAAGGTAGCGATCCTTGCCCACGATGACGGGGAGGTTCTTATGGCCGTTGGCGGCGCACATAACGTCCAGTATTCTCGCGGTCGCGCTCATCGGCTGGCCTCCTTGCTGGCGAGGACGTGCTTGGCGTAGTCCTGATGCTGGTCCTCTTTGTAGAAGCTGGTAGCGAGCGTCTGTAAGCCGGCCCTGTAGCGGTCCCGCTCCTTCCGCGCTTCTGCCAGTTCGGCAGAGAGGCGGTCCCGGTCGGGCCCGAGAACGTCACGCTCGTCTAGTGCTGCTTTGAACCATTCGATGAGCGACCGACCTGTGACGGTAGCTGGAATTGTTTCGGAGAGAGGGACCAGCGCGGCGAACTCTGCAACGATGTGCGCCGCCGCATCGCCGGTCCGCACTCGCGCCTCCACCTTAGCCAGCTTGGCCTCGGCGGCGGTGGCGCGGTCCCGCCAATAGTTCTTGGCGTCAAACATCATCATCGAGCGATCTAGGATTTCACGTCGCTCGTCCGTCAGCGCCTTGTTGTCAGCGCGGAGAGAGGCGATGAAGGCGGCGTCGACTTCGATGAAGGCGGCGTCGGCTTCGATGCGGGTGGCGGCAATTCGGAAATCTATGGCGAAGTCGTCCCAAGCCTTCATCGGCTCTACAAATTCGACATTGCAGCCAGACGAAGCATTGTCATCACAACGAATGGCATGTTCGCGCAACCGCTGCGCAAGGGTGAGGGGTTCGGTCATGGTCAATATCCCCTTGCTGGATTATCGCAGTAGCCATCGCGATCATAATGCTTGTGGAAACGCCACCATCCGTAGCGGGACGCATCTAGGACTTCTCGCAACTCACCCTCGAACCATTCGAGTTCGCCGGGTATTTCCTTGAGTTGATCTGGCCTTTTCTCACTCACCATCCCGCCCTCCATCCAGTATGGAGCGACCAGCAGGCACTCGGAATATCGACCAAGCGCCGTGAGCAAGCCAGTCTCGGCCAAGAGTGTCCTGCCAATAGAAAACGGGTTTCCCGACTACTATGTCGGTGAACGCAAAGCCCATAAGCTTCATAGGGCGACCGCCTAGCAGCTTCATCCTACCGCCTCCCATAGCCGTAGGTGCGCCGGCTTCGAGGGCGCGCGGGTCCAGTGTGGTCATGATCTTGCCTCGGGGATGATACGCCGGCCAAACACGTCTTTGACGCGGGGCGGCATTGGTTTCGTGAGGGTCTTGGGAGGCTTCGGCCTGTCGCGGGTCGATAGCGAGGATGAGGGACGGACAGCGCCGATGTGCTTGCCGCGAATGGCCGCGACCTTGGCCTTCTCGGCCACATCAGAAGCCGTTTTGACCGCATGACAGGTGATGTGGACTGGCTTGAGATTGGCCTGCCTGTTCTCGCCGCCGTTTACGAGTGCCGTAACGTGATCCAGCGCCCATTTCTTGCCGATGATGACGACGCCGCAGATATGACACTTGCCGCCGCAGTCATCGAATATGCGCTGACGGATGCGAGGTGGTGCGCGCTGATCGTCGGTCTTGCCGATCCACTCGTCGACGGTGCGGGCCATCACTGCACCGCCTTCCGGCCAAGGGCCGCGTGGACAGCCTGGCGCTTGGCTTTGCGGGCGCGACCGACTGCCTGCGTGCAACCGGTGCGATGGCCACGCCGTTCGATTTCATTCCCTTCGCGCCATTCCGGCAGGGCACACATCGGGTTGTGACGGCGCTGCCAAAACCACACCACGTCTGCAATTATGCGGGAAAGTGTCATGCCGCCCTCGCATAGTTAACGATTTCTTCAATTCGCGCTTTCGACATGCGGACTGGCGGAAGGTGCAGCCAACTGCGCATCTTCGTGATGTCCTTGATTGTCGGGTATGAGACTCCGAAAATGGCCGCGAGTTCTGTCGTCTTGGCTCCACCGTCGGCATTCATGCGACCCTCCGTTCCAGATCGAGGAATCCGCCCTTGGCCGTCTCGGTCAGTTCGATGCCGTTCGTGTCGCAGAACGCCAGCGCATAGGTGATAAGGCTGGCGGCGCGTCCTACTGTCATACGGGCGCTGCTTTCGCGGATTGCGACGAACTCGCCTTCGAGGCCGGGGATAACTTCGCCCTTGCTATTGGTGGCGACGGCATGAGCGCTGATGAGCAGCACTTTCCATTCTTCCAGCGAACGGCGCTTGCCGGCCCACTTCATTTGCGACTTGGACAGATCGGAACAGATCGCGTGAAACTTGGCGTTCTGATCGAGGCTGCGCGTTGCTGGCGATACTGTTACGGCATAACCGACAGGGGCGATGTGGACGGCACGCATGGCGTTCTGGCGTACCTGATCGCTGATGAGGATATAGCGTTGCTTTTCCATCAGAACGGCACCTCGTCATTGTCGAGATCGGCAGGCTGATGGCCGTAGGTGCCGCCACTCTGTTCTGCGTAGGATTGCTGGCGAGGCTTCTGTTCCTGCCTCTGCTCTTTCCGCTTGAAAGCGAGGGACTGGAAGCGGCCTTTCTGGCCTTCCTTGGTCCACGCGCTCACCCAATATTCAACGCCGTCGATCAGCGCCGTGCCGGTGGCGTGAGGGTGACTGTCCTTCTCGCGCCTGTCATTCTTGAACAGGGTGCCGGAATTGTCTTTTTGCTCGTAAGCCATGTCAGCCTGCCATGATTGGGTGACCGGCTAACGCCGGTCGGTCGCCGGGGAAGTCGGGAATTTCGTCATCAGCCGCCAGCGCCGCGCGCCGTGTCGCGAACTTCGGAATGGCCGTGTCGCGATAGTCCTTGGACCATCCGTCACGATCCATGATCGACGCCCAAATCTTGGCGCACTTGTTCACGTCCGCGATGGTGTGACAGTCGAGCAGATCAGCTTCGATAGCCTCAAGACCGCGCTTTTGCTCGGCGGCGCTGGCTTTCGGCTTTGCCTGTTCGCGTTCTTCGGCTTTCAGGTCCGCGACATACTTGCTGTCATCGTATCGGCCCATGAAAATATCGCCGGCAAACCCAATCATCGACAACGCCTTGATGAGAGCGTCGGTGACTGATTTCTTCGGGGCGTCCTCGTCGGTGAACGGCTTGCCGCTGCTACGAATGCCAGAGAACGAAGTGCCACCGATATGCTCGACTTCGCCGCGCTCGCCGTTCCAATTGAACCAGACCTTGACGCGGGCGATGCTCATCCGCTCGCCTCCAGCGCCTTCCTCGATCCGCTCGTCTACAATTGAGAAACCCCACCCGATGCCGATAGGGCCGAACGTCTCGGTCGCCTTCTGGACAAGGTAGTACGGCTTTGGAGACGTGCCTTGATACGCCTTGCCGGTGATGGGCTTTACCTGGCTTGGCGGCGTCTGTTCGACTGCGTTCCATAGCGCGAGATTGTCGCTCATGCCGCCAACTCCCCGAACGCCACCTGCATCTTGCGATGCACGTTCCGAACACGCTCAACGTCGTCGCGGCAGTAAGAGGCAATCGCGTCAAACTCTCCGCGCTGCCACATGCCGGCGACCATCGAGCCGTCAACGCCGTCCTTGCCGGGGATGCCGAGAACCTTGCAGAGATTGTCGAGGCTGATGCTTTCCTTCGCGCCCGCCCATGCCGTCATGGTGTCGAATACTTCCCGGCTCCAAGGCTTGGGATCGCGCGGGAACCATGAGGGCAGGGTGACGCCCAGCACGATTGCGCGCTGCATGAGAAAGCGCAGATCGAAATTGGCGACGTAGTGACCGACAACCGTTACAATCGGAACGCGCGCCAGATTGCCGCCGATCCGGTCGAACGCCGACTGAATGACTTCGCGCTCATCCGCGCCGATGGTCGAACAGGCTTCGAAGCTATCCCACGCCCAGCCGATGCAGCACACCTTGCCATAGGCACCGGAGAAAGAGGTCTTTGCAACCGCTTCGTCGACTAGCTTCGGCTTCTTCTCTGTCTCCCAAGCGGCGATGCTTTCAGGCTTGGAGATATTGCCGGGACAGGTGATCGACGCCGCGATTTCCGCGACCTTTTCAGCATCGGAAGTCGGGATCGTCTCAATATCCAGATACAGGTAGTTGGTCATCATGCAGCCTTCTAGCTTTGGCGTAGTCCTGCCATTTGATGATTGCCCTGCGGAGCGCGGCGCGGGCATGGATGCGCCAGCCGGGAAGCTTCGAACGCATGACGAAATGCGCTTCCCTGCGGGCTTCGATAGCGTCGTGGTAAAAACGGAAAGTTGCATCGTTCATGCCGCTTCCTTTCGTTCGTCTGCCCGATCACCAGCTACGAGGGCGATGATCAGAATTGCTTTGAGGGGATGGACGCCGGCTGCGATCAGGACGCTTTGCCAGCGCTCCAGCTTTGCCCGCTCAGCTACCGGCTCTATGTGCGCGGTCATAATCCAGGCACCTCATATGCAGCCGCAAACACGAGACATGCGGCGATAACTATCCAAGGATGACGGGCTGCGATGTTCGCGGCGTGGTGAAGGGCGCGGTCCATCACTCGTTCTCCCCGACTGGCTCAAGGCCCAAATCTTCGGGAAGGCGACCGGCGCGGAGCAGTTCAAGCTCGCGCTCGTTGACCCAGTAGTAGGCTTCGGAGCGGAACAGGATTTTGATCGGGCGGGCGACGTTCTCTGCATAGCGGCGTTCGGAAATGAACACGTCTGCCTTGCTCGGCTTTGATATGACATCCAAGGTCTTCGTCAGATCGCGGAACGTGGTGGCCAGCGATGCGCCACGGATGAGAGACATGGTGTTCATGACTGCACTCCTGCGTGAATGATTTGTGGCGCGGCGTTCATCTGCGTTCCCTTTCCGATTGGATGGGAGCACGATAGGGAATTTCCTATCTGCGGTCAATAGGAAAAATCCTAGTGATAGGAAATTTTTGACAACGCCGCCGCGATGTGCGAATCATGCTGACGACCCGGAAGGGTTGCGTGTTCATGAAAAGGGGAGGGGCGGCCTACCAATCTGGCCCTCCCCACAATAAAAAAGCCCGCGCTAGGCGGGCTGGTAAGTCTGGATTTGACGATGGCTCTAGACGGCAAGCGACAAGTTAAGTTCCGTCTTGCACTCACCGCATACAAGCAGCGTGTTGCGGCCCACTTCCGACACCTTGCTTTGCAAGATCGACTTGACGCCTCGATTGTAGCACTGAGCGCATATATGATGCGGCGGCTCGGAACCCTCCACAGATTCCTTCAGCCTGCGGGTGAACCTTCCCTTTTTAATCTCGTGCAGGTCATAGCGCTGCTTCTCTGCTTCCCATGTTTCAAAGCGCACCAGTTCTTTTTCAAGATCAGCTACCTTGGAAATCAACGCCGCCTGCGCCGCATGTGCAGCGATGATTTTTTCGGTAAGTTCTATAGCCACCGTGTTCCTGACGGTAGCATCGTTGATGCCCTTCAAACTCTTAGCCAGATCGAGCATGGAGTTAAGAGCGTTTACCCCAATAATAGCCTCTGAGATCATTTCCTGCTCCCAATATGCCTTGTTTGCGGTCCCTTTCCCTCCCTTCCGGCGCTAGCGATCAAACCAGGGCGAGGGTAAGGGGCCGCAGCCGATCTAACCGCCTTCCCCCGCTGCTCACAAGCCGCTAACTCTGTTCCTGTTCTGTTCTTGACGCCGTTAACGATTCCCGCTTGTATGGGTTTTGGAATACCCGAGGGCGAAATGAGCATCAGGCACAGGATTACGCCGCGATATGAGACGCGGAACCATGAAATCGTTGCAGGGCTAAGGGAAGCAGCAGGGGCAGGGCCGCCCGTCGATCCGAAGATGGCCGTCAAGAGGTATGCGGCGCAGGTTTCCGCTGCGATGGCGCTGATTCATGGGGGCGACTGGCAGGTGGCGGTTGATCATCAAGAGGGGTTTGTTCTTGTGACGCCCCGGCTGTCAGAAAGCCACTCCTGATCACGGCAATAGCTCTGGGCAATAATTTGGCATCGACACCGAAAGCCAATAGCGCAGAACGCAACTGCGTTTCCGCCTCTTTGTCTGGCGAGGGTGGCTCTGCTTTTGGGGCCTCTCGACTGTCCAGGATTTGGGTGATGGTTTCAATCTGTTCGTCAAATAGTCGCTTTGGCGATCTCTTCGTAACGAATTGTTGGACAAAGGTAGGGTTCTGATTGAGCGCTTCAGATAGCTCTTTGTAGGTGGCAATGCCATCGACCTTGACGGCCTTCAATAGCCGTCGCCGCAGGGCATCCATTCTCGTTTCCACAGTTGCATCCGCCATTCCCTAGGCATCACAAAATTCCTTCCTATCGTCCAATAGGAATTTTCCTCTTGAATGGTAGGGAATTTCCTATTATCAATAGGGAATGACCGAGATTGAGCGCTTCCGAGAAACCGTTGAAAAGTTCATTGCCTCCAAGGGCATGACGCCGACGCAGTTTGGCCGTGAGTACGCCGCCGATCCGCTGTTCGTGTTCCAGCTTCGAGACGGTCGAGAGCCGCGCACGCCTACTCGTCAACGTATCCTCGAAGCCATTGCCGCCCCCAAGCCTGAGAAGGAGCAAGCGGCATGAATGGCGATCATTCAATTCGCCTGCGATTTGTCGACTGGCTTCATCGCATCGCCAATCAGATTGGAGAGGGTGTCCCTGAGGCTTTGCGCCATGACCAAGCTCATCCTGAGCCTGTGGGTGAGCAAGACTTCCCCCCGGTTGTCTCCATCCTTGGACGTGCATCCGAACGAAAGATAGACGATGCCGCTATTGTGGCGGTGTTCCGTCACCACGTCGATGAATGCCGGGACGATGCCGGTATCCTTGATGTCAATTTCGCCACCAAGCAGGCTCTTGCCGCTTGTCACAACCGCCCGGACCTCATCGCTCATAATTCCATCCCACGATTTGAAAACCTGAAACCAGCGCCATTCTTCATGGGCTGCGACGGCATCGTGCGTCCGCTGTTTTGCGAAGTCCATCCCAAGCCTGAGAAGGCAGCGTAGCGATGACGGGCGACGGACAACTGCGCGCTTTCATCGAACGTGTCCTCCGGCTCAAGGATGAGCAGGACGCGCTCGCAGCTGACATTCGCGAAGTGTACGCGGAAGCGGCACGGCGCGGCATCAGCAAGACGACGCTCGGCATGATGGTGCGCGACGAGCGGCAGGCCCGGCAAGGTTGGCAAGTCTACTTCGCGATTTTCCCCGGCGCTTGCCTTCTCAAGATTGGAATATCCCGAAACGTCGAGAGGCGGCTTGAAACCCTGTCTTATATTCGCGGGGAGAAGGCTGCGCTTTTGGGTTCCTTCCCCTCCACTTTCCCGATGGAAGGCTGGTACCACGCCCAGTTCGGGGCCTTCCGTCTGCATGGCGAATATTTCGCGCTGAACGACATCACCCGACAGATGGCGCGGGAAATCATCGAGCGCGAAACCTGCGAAGCGGAGGCCGCATAAATGGCCGTCACCGCTCAGTTCCTCAAGAACATCATGACGGAAGCGCGCCCGATCATCGAGCGCCAGATGGACGATGCCAAGATAATCGCAGGGCTGCGCACCGTCGTCGCGAATGCTGGTGGCGACTGGGGTGCACTCAAGGCGCTGATCAAGGCCCACGTCGAAGACGAGAATGACGACGCGGGCGACGGCAAGCGCGTCCAGAAAATCCGTGACAAGGCAGACAGCACTTCCGCCTATGCCGACATGCTCGGCTTGGCGAATATGAACGAGAAAAATTTTTCTGCCAGCCAATCCTACGCCGAAGCAAAGGGCGTCGAGCCTAAGCATCGCCTTCTCTATGCCGCCAAGGAAATGCGGCAGACGGTTCAGGATTTGCGCTCGACGCCATTCGATCTCGAAACCGGCGAAGTCCTTTCGATCACAGACACCCAGGAACAGCCGGTAGACCATCCGGCAAGCCATACCCCTGTCCCGCATTCTCCCCAGGTTGACGGCGGGCAACCTGAACCAAGTTCCGATGCGATGCCGAGCGGGCAGGGCGGCGTAGAGCCGGACATTCATCGCGGCAAATCGGAGCATCAGACTGCCAGCGCGGCGCAAGATGGCAATTCGGTCATATCCGCAAGCGGGGCATCCGCCACCAATTCTGAGGACTTCGACCCGTCGAAACTGTCGTTCCTGAGCGACAAGCCGCGCAAGCCGCTTCGGCCTCATTGCCTTAATCCTGATCTGTGCGCCGGCAGCGGCACAAAGCACTGCTACGGCTGCCTCAAGGCGCGCGATGACGCGTTGGTGCCGGCATGATCGCGCCTGTCATCATGGCTGCGCAATTCATTTCGAAGCGCGGGGTTGTTCGAAACCAGTCCCGAAACAGCGCCGCCTACCAGCCGCTTCGAACGCGGGCAGGTGGTAGTGACGACCGGTCCCTCAACCGGGGCGGCATTGGTGCAATCTCTCAATTCCTGTCCGCACCTATCGAATCCGCATCCTCCCGAGCGGATACCGGAGCCTTGAGCAGCGTTCTCCCGCTTGCCCGGCTCCGGTTTCAATTCTTCCCGGCCTTCCTGACCGCCGGGCGTCATTTTCTTTCCCGCCTCCATAGCGCGCCTGCACTGTTCCAAAGCTCTGCGCGCCGGGTGGCTGATGTGTTCCATGTAGTTTCGTCTCTCCTTCCTGACATTCAGCAGAATGGCAGAAGGAACAGACAAGGTGTTGTCAGAGCGTGACAAGAACAAGTCAATGAGTGACACGGCATTTGCAAGTGAGTTGATGAGAGAAGCCTTTCCAAAAGGCCGGCATGGAAGCGTCTACTCAGCGCAGTACGCCGCCTTCGTCTACATGCGCCGCGCACTCCACAAGAACATGACGTTCAGGCGGGCGAGGGCAATTTGGGAGGGCGCAGCAAAGCGCATCGACGCAGAAGAAGCGGAAGCCCTGAAGCGGGCCAAATTCGAGGAAGCTCAACGTGAAATTCAAGACCTCCGTCGCCGCATATCCGAACTGGATGCAGAGCTTGCCGGGGTGGGTTCGTGGACTGTTGGCCAAGCGGGCGCGGCGACTGGCGGACAAGCTGGTTCACCGCTCGCGTGAAGCCCGGATCGAAGCAGAACGACAGATCGACTTTGCCGAATGGATCGACCCTCGCCTGAGAAAGGAATGGCTGTAATGCGCGACACCCCTGCCATCTCTCCCGGCCTACAGCGTCTCCTGATCCTCATTGTCATCTGTGAGGCTGCCCCGGTCATCATAGGCCTGTACGCGCTTAAGAGGTGCTGCTGAGATGACCGGCATCCGCAAAGAGGTCACGATTGGCGACTGCCGGCTGATCCTCGGGGATTGTCGCGAAATCCTGCCGACGCTCGGCCATTTCGATGCGGTTCTGACCGACCCGCCTTATGGGATTGGGGCCGATGCTGCCGCAAGTAAGGTGAGTGGGTTCCAAGGCGGCGGCATGAAGGCGGCGAAGGGCGTGTACGCGGCGACTGATTGGGATGCCGCGCCACCCGCACAAGAAGTTATCGACCTTATGCGTGAAATCAGTACGCATCAGATCGTATTCGGCGGCAACTACTTCCACCTCCCGCCAAGCAAGTGCTGGCTGGTGTGGGACAAGCAGACAAACGGTGGATTCGCTGATTGCGAGTTGGCTTGGACAAACCTCAATAAGCCTGTCCGTCGCATCGTGCATATGTGGAATGGGATGCTTCGCAAGGGTGGCGAAGAACGCAATGAACACCCCACGCAGAAGCCATTGGGGGTAATGCAGTGGTGCCTCACGCATATCCCGCAGGCCAAGACCATCCTAGATCCATTCATGGGATCTGGCACAACCGGGGTGGCTTGCGTCAAGGCTGGCCGGACCTTCGTCGGCATCGAACGCGAGCCGTCCTACTTCGATATCGCCTGCCGCCGCATCCAAAAGGCGGTCGACCAGCCGGATATGTTCGTTGCGGCTCGGGGGCCAGAGCCTGTCCAGCAGCCTCTATTCGGTGGGGCGCCTGCATGACCCAGGAGAGCATAAGCGCGGCGGCGTGGCGCATTGATCTTCCGTGGCCTGCAAAGGCACTGCACCCGAACGAGCGCCCGCACTACATGGCGAAGGCGAGGGCAACGAAGGCCGCTCGGCTTGCCGCCAGCACAATGGCGAAGGATGCCAAGCTGCCACAGATAGACGCAGCAGCGGTCAAAGTGACGTGCATTTTCTCACCGCCGATCAAGCGCAACAGGGACGCCGACAACCTTCTTGCGGCCTGCAAAGCCTATTTCGACGGCATCGCCGACGCCATCGGCATCAATGACAGTTGCTTCCAGCATCAGGCTCCGGTGTGGGGCATCCCTCGCAAGGGCGGCAACGTCTGCATCCTGCTGGAGGCGGCATGAGCGAGCGCAGAATTCCGTATTTCGACTTTTACCCGACCGATTTCATGCACGGCGTTCGCGGCCTGTCCGCACAGGAAGTTGGCGTCTACACGATGGTCCTGTGCCGTATCTACGAAGAAAACGGCCCCGTCGAATACAACTCGATGATCCTCGCTACCTACTGCGGGATGCGTGAAGCGACGTTCGTCAAGACACTCGAAAAGCTGGTCTGCCTCGACAAGTTCCAAGTCGATAATGGGATGATTTCCAACCGACGCGCGATGGCTGAAATTTCAAGTCGTGCGAACAAGTTGAAATTAAATTCCAAAGCAGGGAAAGCAAGCGCTCAAAAAAGACAACAAAAACAAAGCGGCGAGCCAACGGACGTTCAACGGACGTTCAACCATACAGATACAGATACAGATAAAAAACAAGAACCTACCGGTTCTTCCAAAAAACGCGGGACAAGGCTCCCTGGCGATTTTTCCCCGGACATGGTGGCAGCGGTAGAGGCGGGGCTTTCCGAAGCCGAGGCCCAACGCGAAGCGCTCAAGTTCCGCGATTACTGGATATCCCAGCCTGGTCAGAAGGGCGTGAAGCTCGATTGGCCGGCAACGTGGCGCAATTGGTGCCGACATGCCGTCGAGCGCAGGCCACATCATCGCACCACAGGACCTCCCAAGAAAACCACGCTCGCCAGTATGTGGACCGAAGAAGCAATCGCGCTTGGAATTATCGATGAACCAGCTAGCCCATCAGACAGATTTTTGGACGCCGGCCACGCAAGAGGACAAGGTCAAGGCCCTGATTTTACTCCGCGGATTGCCGGCACGTAAAACGGAAAACCAGCAAATCGACAAGGCTTTGTACTATCTCGCCCTCGATGGTGTGACCCGCTACGGACTTGCCGAAGCCGTCAAGGCTGTGTCGCAAAACAAGCTGGGGCATCCGTTCTTCCCAGAACCGCCAGAGCTTCGCGGCCTTTGCGACAAGGCCATGGAGTGGCCCGAACGCCAGAGGGAACGAGTGCGCCGGCAAGAGGCGATAGAGCGCGACCGGCCAGCGCCAAGGAGTGCGCCGTCGCAAAGTCAACGTGATCGAGTGGCGGCGATCTACAGCCGCTTCCTCGCCGGTTACACCGATGAAAAGCAATCTGCAGAGGAAGCGGAACGGGCTGAAATCCGCGCCCGCTACGGCATGACGGAGGAGGCGGTGGCATCAATTGCCAATCAGCCGGTCCCGTCGAATTTCAAGAAACTAGGTGGTCAGCCATGAACCTCGTCCAAGCCGCAGCGGTGTGGGTGCTTTGGCGTTCGGGTCACTTCGACACCCACGACATTGCCAGCGCGATAGGTGCAAGCGAGGCCGATGTCTGCCGGATCGTCCATGCAGCCAAGGAGCGCGAACGCGGCCCAGACCTCCAGCTTATCCAAGGAACGCAAGCATGAGTAATTTCAAACAAGACCGGTTGGCGCAGTGCCGGGAGATGGCCGCAGCCAAGAAAGCTGCTGGCCTTCGCGGCATGGCGGGTCGCATCAATCTCGAAGAACTGGCAAAGCGCCGGGGTGAGATACCTAACGATAACCGGGGCCTGACCGGCATCGTCATGGGTGATCCGATCATCAATGACCCGCGCTGCCCTTGGCGCCCCAAGATCAACATGGAGGCGCTGTGATGGACTGGCAGTCACTCACCACACAGGAGCGCATCGAGGCCATCAAGGCCGCGTGGCAACCGGGCATGTCGGCGCAGCAGATCGCAAGCGCCGTTCCCTGCGTTGTTTCGCGCAATGCGATTATCGGCATGCTCGACCGTCACGGCGACAAGATGCCGGGTGTTCGCCTTCGCGCCGTAGGCGACAACGGGCAGGTCAAGGGCGGGGAAAAGAAGCCCCGTAAAAGCAGGGCAAAGCCCGCCAGCGAACTGCGCCGACCAAGATCAGCCCCGCGCATTGCCGTGGTATCGCCGTCGATTCTGTTCGACCACGCGCCGAGCATACCACTTCCCGAGCCTGAATACGTCCACGGCGAGCGGCTGACCGTAGGTCGTCCGATCCGCATGCTTGGACATGGCGAATGCAGATGGGCTGTGAACGACGCGGAGAAGGGTGACATGCACCTGTTCTGCGGTGCGCCAGCAGATGGACCGTGGTGCGAATGCCACCGTCTCAGATCAATCAGCAGGGGCACAGAGAGCGAGCGGGCCGCTTCGCGTGTCCTGCTCGCAGCGTAGGAGGTCAGTCATGAGCAAGGTGAACGCGGAAGCGGAAGCGATTTACGACAAGCTCGGACGCGGCGCGCAAGCTGACGTGAAGACCATCGCGGCAGCCCTCCAAGCCGCTGACGCCGCCGCAGAGAAGCGCGGGAAAGAGGAAGAGCGCGAGCGGTGCTTTGCCGAAGCTGACAAGTACACCTACGCCAGCGGCATCGCCAAGCGCATCGCCGCTGCCATTCGCGGATCATAGGAGGACGGGATGAAGCTGAGTGAAGGCGAATTGATCTGGCACGGCGAATATCCGCCAGCGTGCGTCGAGCGGGTACGGGCCGATATCGCTATCAACCTTGATGATGATTTGGATAAGCCGTCAGACCTTGTGTTCCACATCGTGTTTTTAGACGAGCATGACGAGAAAATCGTCACGGTGTGGGGCGTTGAGGGAAGTCCCGCCCTCCACTGCAAATACGACGGCGAAGCAGAGTGGGTTCCGGTTTCGGAATTGGACGACTGACAGGCACACGAGGGACACATGAGCAACAGTCCAGCTAAAATGCAGAGGCGCTTTCCGCGCGAGGCAATCCAGTATGGCGACAAGCGCATTCCTGCCGCCAAGATCGAGTGCAGCAAATGCGGTTCGGTCGCCTACCATCCCGACACCGGGCTGAATGACGATGATTATTTCCGCAAGAAAGGATGGAGCGTCGGGCGCGGTCCCGCTGCTGATGTTTGCTCCGAATGCCAGAAAAGGAGGCCGGAATTGAAGGTGGTGAAAATGGAAAAGCCGGAAGCGCCGAAAGTAGAGCCGCCGCGCGAAATGGGCAGGGAGGATCGTCGCATCATCACCGACAAGCTCGATGAGGTCTACGACGATAAGGCCGGAAGCTACAAAGCGCCGTGGACGGATGCCGCAGTAAGCCGTGATCTTGGCGTGCCGCGCGCATGGGTGTCCGAGGTCCGTGAACAGTTCTTCGGCCCGGAGGGCGGCAATCCCGAGTTTGATGCCTTCATCGAGCAATCCGCGCCGATCATAGCGGAAATGAAGAACATGGCGAATTCGCTCCGCATCCAGTCCGAACGATTCAAGGAACTTGAGCCGCGCATTTCCGAACTGGAGCGCATGGGTCGCAGGATCGAGCGGGAATTGGGCCGCTAAACGAAACAGCCGCCCCGCTGGCGGGCGGGAACGGCTGCAAATCACTTCGTCTTGGGAGACAGCCTTGGCTAACACGCCGGGGCTTTTTGAGCAACTGGACGAGGGATCATGGCAAAGCAGAAAAAGCGCCCGGTGACATACGGCAAGATCGAGTTGCAGCCGGCGTTTGTCGATAACCCATATTGGCGCCCGGACCTCGAAGGCGAAAGCACGGTCCCGCGCAAAATCAAGGCTGCGGTCAATGTTCGCGAAAGCGCGGTCGGGACATTGGCGGCTCGCAAGCTGATCGATGAATCTCAAGCCGAGGCTGCCGTGCGATTTCGCCGTCATTGGGAAACGACAGGCGGAGCAGGGGCACAGGCTATGGATTACAGCCGCGACAAGGTAGACGGGGGCAAGATCGCCGATCCTATCGATATCGGCCAGATGAAGGCCGCGAGATACCTGGCCGAAGCCGAACGCACCCTTGGTGTGCGCAACTATGAATTGGTGCGCAGCGTATGTGGTGAGGGCAAGGCAATGACGGAACTCTACACCGAAAAGCGCGACAGGCTGACTGCGACTGACAATCTGCGGACGTCACTGGATGATCTAGCCAGGATATGGGGGATTGCGGTCAAGGCGTCCAGCAAGCCCGCCACGAAATACACGATACCTTCCAAGCACGATCTGTCGCTCTATACGCAACGCACAACGAAAGAAAAGCGTCGTGCAAAAAACGATTGACTGCGGTAACCGAGTTTGACATGTTGTTGGTGTGATGGCGCTTTGCGCCGGTGAGGCTGCTTCGGCAGCCTTTTGCTTTTCCGCCGTCCAGTACGGTGAACACCAATGCGAGGCGGCGTTCTCAGCGAGCATCTGACCCATACTGAGAATTCAGGTCGATGCTAGTCGGTTAATTGGCAGGGAAAATCCTAATTATATACTTGACAAAGTATGATGATTCTTTAAGCCATTTGGGCTATGAGAATTGCCATGAATCTGAGGGGGATAATCGCGGCGGAGAAATCTACCGTCGAGACCGGGGATTGGAAGCGCGGGGAGATACCGCGCTCCAAGTGGCCATCACGTCGGGCGAAAGCGAAGGCGTATAAGTATGGACCGCTTTACCAGTGGCGGATCATTTCATTCCAGGCATGTGGGCAGGATTGCCGCGTGCTGTTGCTCTTCAATGAATCGAAGCGAATTTTTCGTGCCACCTTGGGGGTGACGAAGGGCGGTGAAACAACGGTTCTCTGTGACTATGAATACCACGCCAGTGAGCCGGGTTGGCATTGTCACGCCCGCTGCGGTGATTTGTCTAGCATCAGCCCGGCACACAATCGATTCGGCGGTGTCCGTTTACCGAACGCGGCATCATTTCACCGTCGCATTGAGTTCATACACTTAAAACAGCCACTTTCTGCTCAGACTGCCTTTAATTGCGCAATATCGATATTCAAAATCGATAAGGCGGGGTCGATGGTATGAAGACCGAACTCTGCCAAGCGTTCTGCAACGATATAACGGTAACCGAGGTGCCGGCGGGGCTAGCTGTGTCTACGGCCTTCAGGCGTGATGATGGTGACCGTGTATCGTTTTACGTTATTGAGTCCGAAGATGGCACCGTAAGACTTGAGGACGACGGTGCCACAATTCAGCAGCTAGAGGCGGCTGGCGTAGATTTTGAGACGGATACGCGCCGTCGCGGGCTGGAAAGCCTGTTGTCATCTGTACATGCTCATTTCGACCAAATGGACGGAACGATCAAGACGGAATCGTTCCTTGAGTCGGAACTGCCCGCAAGAGCACTGGCGTTTGTCGGCGTCATGATCCGCATGAACGATTTTCTCCTGCTTACGCAGGAGAAGGTGGCTTCCACTTTCAAGGAAGACGCAGCGCAGGCAATCCGAGCGGAAATTGGAAATCGTGCGAAAATCAGGGAAGGCGAAGCGATAGGGCCTCGTTTATCTGAAGTCACGCCTGATATGATAGTTGAGGCGGATGGTAGGCCCCCAGTTGCTATATTTTTTGGGAATGCAGCTGGCCGCGTTCACGACGCGATTTTCCTTCATCAAACAGCTATGTATGAGGTCAAGCAAGACGTATCGGTTGTAGCGCTCTTGGAACAAGACAACTCCATTCCCCCGGATCTTCGTCGGCGCGCCAGCAATCGATTGGCCACCGTGCCGGTATTCAGGCAAGACGAGGGTGCGGCTGTGGCTCGCATAACCCGTGAGGCATTGGGAAACGCTGCATGATCGAAAAAAACGCCGGCAATGATGGCGAAAAGGCTTTCAACCAGACGCTGAAGCGGATGCTCGAAACGCCGCCGAAGCCACACGTTAAGGATTCGGAAACCGAATCTCATCAGAAGAAGAAACCGGGCGGCAATCCCGCGAAGAACAACCGCCCGGAAGACTAAGCGACTAAAGTCACTTCGACTTTTTCACAGTTTCCACGATATGGGTTTTCGGATGCTTCACTGCGGTTTTCACCGTAGTGAAGCGTCCGTTCCCGGCGTTTCGACCGATCTTGCTCATAGTCATCACCTCCTTTCTCGGACAGTGGCCCGCCGTGAGGTGTGCCCAAGAGGTGTAGCGAATCAATTCGCAAGACTCAGGAATAATGGGGAACCGCCTACTCTGAGTCGAGTCGGCGTTTCTTGCGTATAAATAGAAGTTTTCGCGCCTTCTGCTTAGGCGTTACCGGCTTCACCAATCCGCCGATAGGTGAGGCGCTTGCCTTCTATCATGGCGAGCAACTGGTCGTGGCGCTCGGTGTCTGAAACCTTGAGAGCAGCGCGACGATTGTAGCGGAAATCAAACTCGGCAAGGTAGCGATGTAAATGAGCTTCGCCGCAATGCTGATAGACGCCGATCATGCCGCGCTTGAAGACTGAAAACACGCCTTCAATCGTATTGGAGTGAACAACCACATCGCCCTCGCGGCGGGCATATTCGCCGATAGCGTGGTTGGTGGTGCGGTGCTTGGCGTATTCCTCGCCAGTGGTCGTGTAGAGGCGCGACGAGTCGGTGTAGAGGGTTGAGGTACGGTCGGCGTTGCGGACCAGCACGTCGCGAACCGTTGCCTTGGTGGCATGGTTGATATGGAACATGCGAGCCTTGCCGCCGCGTTCGACTAGTCCGATCACGGTGCGCTTGTGGCCGGAGCCTGACTTACCCTTCTTGATGAAAGGGCGGCCCTTGCGCTGCGGAGAAACGCGGGGCGTCTCGCGCTTCCCGAAGTAGGTTTCGTCGGCTTCGATGATTTTGCCTTCGCCGCCAAGCGGGCCGGATGACGCAACGTCTTCCTTCATGGCTTCGCGGATGCGATGCGCCATGAACCATGCGGTCTTGTAGGTGACGCCAAGCATACGGTGAAGCTGGTGCGCGCTCATGCCCTTCTTTGATGAAGCCATGAGGAACGTCGCCAGCAGCCATTTGTTGAGCGGGATTTTGGAGCGCTCAAACACGGTGCCTACAGTCACGGTGAACTGTTCGCGGCATTCCATGCAGTTGTAGAGGCCGGGGCGGTGCGCCTTGCCTTCCATTTTGGTGATGCGGGTTTCGTTGGCATTACCGCAATGCGGGCAGATCGGACCATGCGGCCAGCGCTGCGCCTCAAGGTGTTCGCGGGCTTTGTCGGCATCTTGGAAAATCGGGCTGTCGAGCTTCATTGCGGTATCCCCTATGCCGCAAATCTATGAAATGGCTCGTACTTTGTCAAGTATATAATTGGGGGGAAAATCCCGCGTAGACTGCCGCCCGTAATGTCCTCTGCTTCAAGAGGCGGGCCGACTGCGGTGCGTCTCGCATCTCATACATGCTAGGATGGCATAGACTCTTTCAGGCGAGCCAAGGCGTGGAAGAACAGGACGGGATGCGCGTACCCGCGCCCCTGCTTCATGTTGTCGAATGTTTTCTTGGGTAGGCCAAGCAGCGTAGCGGCGGTCTTGTCGTCGCCTACCTGTCGAGAAAACTCCCGACAGGCTTCGGCAATCTCTGCTGCGGATTGCTCGCGGGTGAGCTTATTCGTCATATGGCAGTAAATCCGTATTTGCGGATGAGTTCAGCAGAGGCATGTTCGTTGGCGATGATCTCGATCTCATGCGGTTTTGCACCGCCATCATCGATATGATCATCGACGATGGCGCGTTCTGCCTTCAAGGCGGCTTCGGCTGACTTCCAATAGCCTGGAGAACCGGCGGCCGGAACTTCCTGATCGGGATTGAGGACAACGAAATCTCGGTCGAACTTGTAGACTTTCAGCGGGTTCATCTGCTTGCTCCGTGTTGATGATTATTGATACTCCAACAGAGTAATCAGGTCAACAATAAAATACGCTAGCAGAGTAAAATAATATGCTGGAAGGCCGACAGACATGGCGCTGAGAACAGCGGAATAACAGCATGGTTGGTGTACCCTTCGAAAAGGGCAAGAGCGGCAATCCTGGCGGACGGCCGAAGCTCGATGCTCGCGTCCGTGAACTTGCCCAAGCGCAGACCGAGAACGCTATCGCCACGCTCGTCCGTGTCATGGAAAACGGCAAGTCGCCGGCAGCGGCCAAGGTATCGGCAGCAACTGCAATCCTTGATCGCGGATGGGGCAAGCCGGCCCAACTCATTTCAGGCGAGGGTGAAGATGGCGCAATCAACCTCGTCCACAAGATAGAGCGCATCATTGTCCGGGCTGCTGATCGAAACGGCTGAGGTATTCCAGCCTCTGCTAGAACCGGCACGACATAAAGGCGCATGGGGCGGGCGAGGGTCCGGCAAGTCGCATTTCTTCGCGGAACTGATGGTCGAGGATGCCTTGCGCTTTCCCGGCGATGCCGGCGAGGGCATGCGTGGCATTTGCGGGCGAGAGGTCCAGAAGTCGCTCAAGGACTCGGCCAAGTTCCTCATCGAAAGCAAGCTTGCCAAGTTCGGGCTGACCGAGGCTGACGGCTTCAAGGTGTTCACCGACAAGATCGAGACACCGGGCGACGGGCTGCTGATCTTTCAGGGCCTACAGGACCACACAGCGGACTCGATCAAGTCGTTCGAGGGATTTCACAGGTTTTGGGGGGAGGAAGCGCACGGCATCAGTGCAAGGTCGATTGGTCTGGTTCGCCCGACAATCCGATGGGAGGACAGGCAACGCGGCTTAAGCAGCGAAATGTGGTGGAGTTGGAATCCGCTCCGCAAGAGCGATGCGGTCGATGTGATGCTGCGCAGCGAGGCTATCCCGACTGGAGCAAAGGTCGTTCGGGCGAACTGGTCAGACAATCCGTGGTTCCCGAGCGTGCTCGAACAGGAGCGCCAGGACTGCCTCAACAAGACGCCCGATCAATACGACCACATTTGGGAAGGCGGCTACGCGACGGTTCTGACCGGGGCATATTTTGCCAAGAGCCTCACCGTAGCAAGGCAGGAAAACAGGATTGGCAACGTTGCCCGCGATCCGAACCTGCCCATCAAGGCATTCTGGGACATAGGCATCAGGGACGCCACGTCGATATGGATTGCACAGTTCATTGGCCGTGAAATCAGGGTGCTGGACTATTACGAAGCGGTCAGGCAACCGCTGGCAACGCATCTGGAATGGCTTCGGTCAAATGGATATGCGGGCGCTGAATGCGTCCTTCCTCATGATGGGGCGAAGGAAGATGCAATCACCGCGATCCGGTTCGAGGATCATATCAGGGCGGCAGGGTTCCCGGTAACGACGATCCCAAACCAGGGCAAGGGCGCGGCCATGAAACGCGTGGAAGCGGCGCGCAAGCTGTTCCCATCGATCTGGTTCAACGCTTCCAAATGTTCAGCCGGCATCGACGCTCTCGGCTGGTATCACGAAAAACTGGACGAAAAGCGCAACATCGGGCTTGGCCCGGAACATGACTGGTCAAGCCATGGCGCCGATGCGTTTGGCCTGATGTGCGTGGCGTATGAGGCACCGACGCAAGCAAAACCGAGGCCGGTAGTTTCGTACGGCGCGGGAAGTTGGATGGGCTGATGGCTGACGATCTTCTGAAAGAAGCCAAGGATGCCTTTGAACAGGCTTCCGACGCTTCCGACCACAACCGCCAGACTGCCATTGATGACGTTAAATTCGCACGCCTCGGCGAGCAGTGGCCGGAAGCGGTCATGAAGCAGCGCGAGAAGGAGGGCCGTCCCTGCCTCACTATCAACAAGCTGCCTGCCTTCATCCGCCAGGTTGTGAACGACGCACGACAGAACAAGCCGGCGATCAAGGTTCACCCCGCCGACAGTGGCGCTGATCCAGAGACTGCCGAAGTCCTCAACGGCCTGATCCGCAACATCGAGTATACCTCATCGGCTGACGTTGCTTATGATACCGGCGTGGAATGCGCGGTAACTGCTGGCTTCGGCTATTGGCGTGTCGGGCTGGATTACGCTTTCGATGACAGCTTCGACATGGATATCCAGATCAAGCGGGTCATCAACCCGTTCTCGGTCTACGGCGACCCGAATTCCACCGAAGCCGATTCATCCGACTGGAACACCGCATTCGTTGTTGATCGGCTGACCAAGGATCAGTTCAAGTCTCAGTGGGGCGAGAAATCCACGGTCGATTGGGATGACACGACATGGCAGGCTGCCGGTGAGCCGTGGCGCATCGAGAACGATGTGCTGGTCGCGGAATACTGGAAGCGTGAGGAAGTCGAACGCACCATCGTCCGCATGCAGGATGGGCAGATATTCAGCAAGGAACAGCTTGAAACTGACCCCGACCTGATCGTGCAGTTGGAAATGGGCCTGTTGCAGCCTCATGGTGAGCGCAAGACCAAATCGCACAAGGTCACGCAGCATTTCATGTCCGGCGCGGAAATCCTCGAAAGCAAGGATTGGCCGGGGCGCTACATTCCCATCGTTCCTGTCTATGGCGATGAATTCGACGTGCAGGGCAAGCGCTATTTCCGCTCCCTGATACACAACGCCAAGGATGCGCAGAGGACGTTCAACTACTGGCGCACAACGGGTGCGGAACTCATCGCGCTGGCTCCCAAGGTGCCGTTCATCGGGCCAAAAGGGGCTTTTGACAGCGATATGGAACGCTGGCAGACCGCCAACACCAAGAGCCATGCGTTTCTTGAGTATGATCCGGTTGCGGCTGCGGGGAATACGCCCCCTCAACGCCAGCCGCTTGACACCGGCCCAGCCGCAGGAGCCTTGCAGGAGGCATTGAACGCCTCGGACGATATCAAGGCCATTGTCGGCATGTACGACGCCTCATTGGGCGCGCGCTCGAACGAAACCAGCGGTGTTGCGATCCATGCGCGCCAGCGGGAAGGAGACATTTCCACCTTCCACTTCGTTGACAACATGGCCCGCGCCATTCGTCATACGGGACGTATCCTGATCGACCTGATCCCGCACGTCTATGACGCAGAGCGCATTGTGCGCGTCATTGGCGAGGACGGTTCGCAGGACGCCAAGACGGTCAACGCGCCTTATGAGGTGAAAGACCCGAAGACCGGCCAGCCCATGCAGGAGCCGGCAACGGGGCCGGATGGACAGCCAGTGATAGGGCCGGACGGCAATCCTCTCATGAAGCCCATCACGGCGCTCCACGACCTGACCGCAGGCAAATACGACCTCACCGTAACGACGGGACCGAGTTTCACCACGCGCCGGGAGGAAGCCGCCGCATCCATGACGGAAGCGCTCAGGGCATTCCCGCAGGCCGCGCCTGTCATTGTGCCGGAGCTTGCGAAAAACCTCGATTGGCCCGGCGCCGACGATATTGCTGAAAAGCTGGAGCAGATGAGTTCCGGGCAAGTCCCGCCCGAACTGCAAAAGCAGATTGAGCAGGGCAAGCAGCAGCTTGAGCAGGTGATGCAGGAAAACCAGCAGTTGAAGGCCGATCAGTCCGTTGATCGCGCCAAGGCAGAGGAACAGGCCAATCTGGCCCGCCAGAAGCATAACGATGACATGGCCTTGCAGGAGAAGAAGCTACAGGACGCCTATGACCTCAAGGTCATGGAAATGCGGATGAACCATGACGCCAAGGCGCTTGAAAACGGGGGCGTCGAGGAAGAAGGACCGGACGGTCAGAAGGTCGTCAAGAGCGGCACGGAAGTGGTCATGCAGGGCCTTGGCATGTTGGGTCAACTGATCGCCCAGCAGGGCGAGGCAAACAACGCCCAGCTTGAGCAGATCGCCCGCATCGTCGCCGCTCCGACCGAACTCATCCGCGATCCCGCGACCGGCAAGGCCGCAGGGTCGAGAAAGGTGCTGCAATAATGGCAAACGCAATCTACCCCAAATGGAAGGAAGCCGTCATGCAGGCGACTTCCAACTCGTCGCTAGGTGGAACGGTCAAGGTGGCGCTGGTCGATACCGGCACCTACACCTACTCAGCCGCGCATGAGTTCTATTCGAGCGTGTCGGGCGTTGTTGGAACTCCGGCCACGTTGGGCAGCAAGACTTTCACTGGTGGCGTCTTTGACGCGGCTGATGTGACATATACGGGCGTTTCCGGCTCGTCGGCAGAAGCGCTGATCTTCTATATCGACACCGGATCATCTGCCACGTCGCGATTGGTAGCCTATCTCGACACTGGATGGACGAATTTGCCAGTCACGCCCAACGGCGGCGATATCACGCTCCAGTTTAATGCGAGCGGCATCTTCGCGCTCTAAGCTATGGCCGCAACCCTTGTCCAATCAGCGAAAGGCACATCGAATCTAGCCACGACCACGGCGACGTTTGCGACCACGCCGACCAGCGGCAACACCGTCATCCTTTCCATCGCGGCGGATGATTACAACGGTACGCCGAATACCGGATGGACGGAGTCTACCGGCATGGCTCGCGAAGGCGGGTCATTCCACGGTGGCTATAAGTGGTGGCGGATATCGAACGGAACGAACTCGTTCCAATACACCATCGGGAGCGCCACCAAATCAACATGGATATTGGAGGAATGGTCCGGGCTTGAGGCCAGCCCTTACGACATTTCCGCCGGCCAGAACGTCAATTCTGCAGCCAACAGCTACTCGACACCAAATCTGACGCCGTCAGCGGGTGAGCGCCTGCTTCACGCTACGGTCGGGGCATCCCTGTCCGGCAGCGCAATGGCTGATCCCGGTCATACTTGGGACAGCAGCTTTACAGGCATCGACAAGATCGGCAGCCCCGCAGCGCCGGCAGATGCGGTTGGAACGGCCTATAGGATTGTAACGGCCAACGGTTCGACGGCCTACTCAACCACTGCGACCTTTGCGACCTTGGCCTATTCGGTCGAATCTCGCTCCGGCATGATCATCGCCTTTAAGGTGGCGGGCGGCGGGGGTGGCTCTCAGACCCTTACGGGAACGCTGTTTACCAACACCAACACGTTCTACGGAGGAACGGTACAACGCGGGGCGGTGACGCTCTCCGGCTCGCTGTTCACGAATACGAATAGTTTCTATGGTGGCGCGGTCGTTCCCGGCGCTGTCACTCTGACCGGCAGCCTGTTCACCGATCCTGATGGGTTTTACGGCGGAACTGTAGCCCAATCCGGCGCGCCTCAGACACTTGTCGGCTCACTGTTTACGAACAGCCAGACGTTCTACGGCGGCAACGTCCAGACCAGCATCACCCTTGACGGTTCGCTTTTTACGGATGGAGACACATTCTACGGCGGGACGGTCACAACCGCATATGTGATTACGGGGTCGCTCTATACCGACCCGGACACGTTCTTTGGCGGGACTGTCGTTCAGCCTGAAGCGCCGCAAGTACTCGTCGGAGAGCTTTACGACAACGATAACCAGTTTTTCGGCGGGGTGGTTGTTGGTGGGCGGACCACGCAAGTCACATCATCCGGTGGCGTAGGAACCACATGGGCACACAAGACGCTCTCGCAGATCGAGCGGGAGAAGAAAGCGGCCCTGAAGCGCGCGAAGAAGCGTGTTGTCGAGATTATCGCAGACGACGCCCCGAAGCTGGGCGAATTGCTCGCAATCGTCAGGCAGGAAGTCCGGCAGGAGGCCGTGTCGTTCCCTGCCAACGTCATGAACGACATCATCAGCCGCCTGCACAAGGAAATGCGGGCGGCTCTCATTCGCAGGATCGAAGAAGAGGACGAGGCAGACGCCGAATTCCTCTTGCTCGTAGCCTGATGGACGGTCGCGCCACGTAACGGCGCATTTCAACAGCACCAACCGACAGGAGTGCGCCACATGGACGGCGAACAGGAATCTATTGCCGAAGTAGAACAGGAAATCCCTGCAATCGAACCGGAAATGGAGGCTGATGAGCCTGTAAACCTCGATGAGCCTGATGAAGATCAGGACGTTGAGGACGAGCTTCAACCCGAGGATGACGATTCCGAAGAATTCGACTGGAACGGGAAGAAGGTGAAAGGCCCGAAAGGGCTGAAAGACGGTGTGCTGATGCATGCCGACTACACGCGCAAGACGCAGGAAACTTCCGCGCTACGCAAGGAACTGGACGAACGCGCTCAGCGCATCGAACAGCAAGCCCAAGCCAGCGAGGAATATCTTGACGCGCGGGCTGACCTTCGTGTGGTGACGAAGGAACTGGAGCGCTTCAAGGATTATGACTGGTCCGCGTACCAGCAGCATCGCTTGAGCGACCCGTACAGCGCGGATGAGGTGTGGAACTACGCCGATTATCTCCGCAACCAGAAAGGCCAGTTGGAGGCCTCAATCCAACAGCACGAAGGACGGCGTACTGCCGAGGCGCAGCAAGCGATTGCCGAGGAGCAGCAAGCGATTGCCAAGCGCATGCAGGAAACGCACGAACACGTGAAAGCCAATCTCAAGGGCTGGACGCCCGATACCGACAAGCAGGTGATCGATTTCGCCACGTCCAAGGGCATCACGCAGGACGAACTGCGCAACACGATGGACCCTCGGATTTACGAGATGATCTACCTCGCCCGGATCGGTGCCCAGGTCCTCAACAAACCGGCTCCCAAGCCCACGTCGCAAGCCAAGCCGACAGAACCGCTCAGGACTGTTGGTGGCCGCTCGACGCCGGCTGCCCGCAAGTCCTTCGGTGAAATGTCGATGGAAGAATACGCGGCTGCCAGACAGGCAGGGCGCGGGGTCTGACCCACTAAACCCCTGATTGAACGTCGGATGACGTCCAGTCCCAGCGCGGCCATGAGCCGCCCGATGGAGCATTACAATGGCACAAACTGTGCTGACTGCTGACATCATCGCCAAGGAAGCGGTGATGATCCTCGACAATGAACTCGTGATGGCCAAGAAGGTTTTTCGCGGCTACGAAAACGAGTTCGACAAGAAGGTGAACGGCTACAAGGTGGGTGAAACCATCTCGATCCGCAAGCCGACCGACTTCACCGTCCGCGACGGTGCCGTCATGAACGTGCAGGAAGTGGTCGAAGGCAAGACCACCATCACGGTAGACAAGCGCAAGGGCGTCGATTTCAAGTTCACGTCGCAGGACTTGACCTTGAAGATTGGCGAGCTTTCCGAGCGTGTCATCAAGCCGGCGATGGTGCAGCTTGCCAACCAGATCGATACCGACCTGATGGCGCTCTACAAGGACATTCCGTCCTGGGTGGGTACGCCAACTCCTCCTATCAACTCCTATGCCGATTTCGCAAAAGGCCCGGAGCGGATGGACGAGTACGCCAATCCGACCGATGGCCGTGTTGCGGTCCTGTCGCCGGCTGACCATTGGGGCCTGCTCGGCTCTCAGACTGCGTTGTACATGCAGGATGTGGCCAAGGGCGCGTATCGCAAGGGTTCGCTTGGCGAGATCGGCGGCGTTGACACTTACATGTCGCAGAACGTCCCGACGCACACCGTTGGTGCAGCGGCCACCGCTTCGGCGGTGACTGACGCGCCGGCAGGTCAGGGCGTTCTGTCCACGACCTACGAAGCCACCAAGGACACCGGATACATGTACCTGTCCACGGACGGCTGGGATGCTTCAAGCCTCAAGGCCGGCGACGTGCTGGAGATTGCGGACGTGTTTGCCGTCAATCCCGTCACCAAGGCGACCTTGGCGTTCAAGAAGCAGTTCGTGGTTCTTGAGGACACCGTGACGGCCTCGGGCTCGACTGATACGGCGATCAAGATTTCGCCTCCCATCATCCCGACCGGCGCGTTCAAGAACGTCAGCGCCGCGCCGACCGACGGCAAGGCAATCACGAAGGTGGGGACGGGCGGAACTGGCTATCGCCAGAACCTGATGTTCCACAGGAACGCCTTCGCGCTTGTCTCGGTCCCGCTCATCTCGCCTCCGGGCGCGGTGGACGTGTCCCGCCAGACGTACAAGGGCACCAGCGTCCGCGTCATTCCCGTCTACGACGGCGTGAATGATGAAAGCGCATGGCGTCTGGACGTTTTGTATGGAGTGCGCACCATAGATGCGAGATTGGCCCACAGGATTAGTGGTTCAACGTAATTTCGCTTTTGCACTAGCCGCCAGAGTGATAAGGTGAAAGCCAAATCACTTTGGCGGGGTCGTTCATGTCTCAATGCATCATCGATGGTTGTGAAAAGCGGGTTTTGGGTCGCGGCTGGTGTGCCATGCACTACAATCGCTGGCGGAAAAACGGCGACCCAAACAAAGTAAAGCAGCATCAAAACCACGGCCTCTCTCTAATCGAGAGGCTTATGGCGAGATGCGACGATACAGGCTCCTGTTGGGAGTGGACCGGCAGCGCGGACTCAAAGGGATACGGCAGGCTCAACCTCGGCGACACGCCGATACTTGTGCACCGTGCCTCATGGGAGGCGTTTCGCGGCCCAATTCCAGAGGGCATGTTTGTCTGCCACCGCTGCGATAATCCTCGGTGCTTTCGTCCAGAGCATTTGTTTCTGGGCGATCAGCAAATGAACATGGACGACAAAATGAGTAAGAAACGCCACCGTTACGGCGTTTCCCGAGGCGCCGACCACGGCTGCGCCAAACTGACTGAGCAGCAAGTTCGGGATATCCGGGCATCGTCCGGTCCCTCTCGCATCATCGCCGAGCGTTTCGGAATTTCAGGCCGTCAGGTCAGGGATATCCGCGCACTCAAAGTCTGGAAACATCTCACATAGAAAGGACACTCAAATGAGCGTCAAACAACTCTCAGATGGCGGCGCTGATGGCGTCGTACTCGGCCAGTCCGACGACAAGGTAGGCTTTTACGGTGCTGATCCAAGCGCCCAGCTGGCCGCCACGACCGCTCCCGCAGCTACAGCGGCAACCACGAGTACGCCTTATGGGTATTCGCAGACGCAGGCCGACGCGATTGTGACATGGATTCGCGCAGTTGATGCCGAATTGAAGGCCAAAGGCCTGATCGCATCGTAACGAACTGGGCTGGCCTTCGGGCTGGCCCCTTTCGCCTTTTGCGGAGTGGTTGAATGACCATTGCAAGCTATAGCGATCTACAGCAGGCCGTTTCCGACTGGATGGCCCGAGGCGATGTGTCGGGCAATGCGGTCGATTTCATTTCCTTGGCTGAGGCGCGATTGAACCGCGAACTCAATCCGGTCGAGACCGATGCGGCGCTCGTTGGCGTTCCATCCGACCGCACCATCGACATTTCCTCAATCGCGATGGTCAAGCCCATTGCCATGTTCATCGCTGACACAGGCGGCGAGCGGCCATTGCTCATGAGGGCAAACGGCACATTCCCCTACATCGACAGCGAGGGGATGCCTGCAATCTGGTCTATCGATGGTTCAACTATCGCCTTCGACCGGCCTTGCGATCAGGCCTACAATTTCAGGTTCCGCTATCAGGAGCGGTTCGCGCTCTCTGACAGCGTTGCGACCAACTCGCTTTTGAGGGATCATCCAGACGTCTATCTCGCGGCCTCGCTGATGTGGGGCGGTGTGTTTACGCAGGATGGGGCCTTCGCAGCGGGGCATAAAGGGCTTCTGGATGAGGCCATCCCGGCAATCCGCAGCACTATTGCACAATCAAAGCGCGGTGTTCTGACCGTCGATCCTGGTCTTGTCGCGGCCAATCGCTCTGACCGTTGGTATCTCGACGCATGATCCGCTTCGCCAATTTCGAGCCGGATCGCACGAAATACGCGCTCGATGCTTCTACATGGCTGGTCAATGCGCTGCCCGTCAAGGACGGCTGGGGGCCGTTACCCGACCTGATCCCGTTGACGCAGGCATTGCCGGCGAAATCGCTTGGCGGCTGGTCAGTGCGCAAACAGGACGGATCATATCGGATCTTCGCTGCGACCGAGACAGCCATCTATGAACTCGACGGGACGGACTATTCGTGGAATGACGTTTCCGGCTCGTCCGCTCCTTATGCCGTGCCTGTCGGGGATAGGTGGAGCGCGACGAAATTCGGTCAATTGCTCATCCTGTGCAATCTCGGCGGGCCGCAGCAGTACATCGATATAGACGCGGGCCTGACCTTTGCCGATCTGCCCGGATCGCCGCCATGGTCGCGCTACGTGGCGACAGTGGGCGAATATGTCGGGCTGGGCTTTATCGCGGGCTACCCGAACCGCTTCATGCTGTCAGGGATAGGTGACGCCGGTTTCTGGACGCTAGGCCAACGGGGCTGCGACCTGCAGGACTTCGCGGACGGCGAGGAAATCATGAACATTCAGGGCGGGGAGCGGGGGGCAATCATCTCCCAGCGGACCGCCTTTACCGAAGTCGCCCTGACATCTGGCGGGGATTATTCCTTCACCACGCGGGTTGTGAACCCGTCGCGCGGCGTCATTGCTCCCCTGTCCGTGGTTCCCATCGGGCCGGGCAATTTCGTCTATCTCGCTCAGGACGGTTTCTTCATGGGCGTGGAGGGGCGTCCAATCGGGGCCGAGCGCGTCGATGGCTGGTTCCAGGAGCTTGCCGATAGCCTATATCTCAAGGAAACGCGTGGCTTTGCCGATCCATTTCGCAAGATTGCATGGTTTCAGGCTCAGGACGTGACCGGGACCAAGTTCCTGCTTGGTTATAACTGGCAACTGGATCGCTGGTGCTACGCCGACAACAACGTGTCGGAAATGTGCATCATGGCCACGCCGGGCATTACCTGGGACGGCATGGAGGCGCTTTATCCCGATTGGGACAGCGTGGACCTTCCTTGGGACAGCGCGCTTCTATCAGGAGGCGCACTTCGCTTCGCGGCCTTCGATGCCGATAACAAACTTGGCTTTTTCACCGGCCTTCCAAGGGCCTGCACGCTGACCACGGCGGACGTTGAACTCAACCCCGGCTCACGGTCATTTCTCCAGCAAGCCCGCGTCTACACCGATTGCACGGATTTCACGCTCAAGGCGATCACCTCTGACAAGCATGGCGGGACAAGGACTGTGGGGAGCGCGGTTGTGCCTTACGGGGCGACCGGGCTTTGCCATTTCCGATCCTCGGCCCTTCTCCATGCCTTCCAGATGGATATTCCGGCCGGGACCGATTGGAACCATGTCATGGGCGTTGAGCCAGTGGCAAGACCGGAGGGCAGGCGATGAGCGTTGTTATCGCCGTTCCCGGTAACGTCCAGCAGCCCAAATCCCTGTTGCTGCCCGATACCAGCGTCAATGACGTGTTGTCGCTTCCTGTTGATACCTCCAGCGGCTCCACAACGGTTGTCGGGATTGTCATCGTCAATCAGGATTCGGCGGCGCAGAAGGTCACTGTCTGGTGGCATGACGGAACAACGGATTTCCGGCTGTTCGAGCGATCGGTTCCGGCGAATGAGACTGTGACCGTCGCGCTCGATGCGCCGATAGTCCTCTACACCAAGCAATCGGCCAAGAAGATCAAGGCGCAGGCGGCAAAGGCCAGTGTTGTTACGGTGACGGTGCTGCATGTCCTCGGCAGCCAGAGGTCGCCGGGATGAACGTGACACTGGTTCCGACGCATCTTGTCGATGGGATTTGGCCGAGCGTCAAGGACGGCTTTCATCGGGCTTCCAATCGCTTCGGCGGCGACCTGACCGTTGGCGAACTCTGGCAGATGTGCAGGGCCGGAACTGCATTCCTGTTCGTGGTGCATGACGACAAGAGCGTTGTCGCGGCCACAGCCTGGCGTCCCGAATTGTGGGGCAGCGGGCCGAAATTCAGGTGCATGGCGCTCTACGGCAAGGGCATGTCCGACTGGATGCCGGAACTGCATGAAAAGGTGAAGCAGACCGCCATTCAGTGCGGTGCGACTTCGCTCATGTCAGACGGGCGCGCCGGCTGGCAGAAGGTCTTCCCGAACGCGAAAGTGCTTCGGATGGTTTACGAGGAAGCAATCTAATGGGTGGCAGCAACAAGCAAACCACGACCAGCACGAACGCCCCTTACAAGGCGGCTCAGCCCTTGCTCGACAAGGGCATGGGCGACGCGCTCGACCTCTACAACGGTCCCGGCCTCGTTCAGCCGAACACCATGTCTACGGTCGTGCCGTTCTCGCAGCAGACGACGCAGGGCATGGGCGCGCTGCAAGGTCTTGCGGGCCAGAATATGGGCAGTAACGGCCTGTCCGGTCAGTTGCAGGGCATCATCAACGGCGGCGGGCTGAATGCGGACCAGAATACGGCTCTCGAAGGCATCAGGAACACCGCGACGGGATCATTCGATATCAACGCCGATCCGGGCTTTCAGCAGGTGTTCGACAAGACGCGCGATGCCGTCAACCAGAACGCGGCGGGACTGGGCCGATATGCTTCCGGCACCCATGACGGCGTGATGACGCGGGAACTGGGCGACCTCGGCGCGCGCCAGTTTCAGGATTTTCAAAGCCGGAAGGACGCGGCGCAACAGCAGTTGTTCAATGCTGGACAGACGGCGCAGGGCAATCTCGGCTCGGCCTATGACGGCATGAAAGCGCCGATCTCCGATCTGATGGGCGTCGGCTCGATGAACGAGGACCTGTACGGCCGGACGCTGAACGATCAGCTTCGCATAGCGCAGGAACGCCAGAACGCACCATTGGCTAACCTGCAAGCGCTGATGGCTGCGGCCAATGGAAGTGGATCCTACGGGACAACGACGCAACAGGCGCAAGGCCCAAACAACACGTTTTCGAACATCGCTGGAGCCGGTCTAGGCGCGGCCAGCCTCGGCACGAATGGAGGCGCGAAACTCTGATGGGCGGCAGTTCCAAGAAAGCCACACCGGCAGCGGCAGCAACGCCCCTGACCGCTTCGGATCGTCCGACGACGACCGTTCCCGCCTCGATGCCGGGGCAGTTGGACGCCTTGTCCGCTCAGCTTGCAGCGGGCTTCGGCCAGTCGCAGCCCGATATTCTGGCGCTGCTCAACCAGTATTACCAGCCCATGCAATTGCCGGATTACAGCCAGCCATTCACGACCGGCAAGCCTGCGGCAGCAACGCCAGCGGCGGCAACCCCGGCAGGCACGCACGTTAACAAGGGCGGCATACGGCTCGACCGCGAACATTCCGGGCGGGACTAGGAGATATCAATGGCCGGTTTCCTTCAACGTCTGTTCTCTCCCCGGCCCGATATGCCGGAAGCCCAATTGCCGGCGACGGCGGCTCCCGGCGCCATCATGCGCGGCCCTGACGGGAAGAATTATCAGTTTGCGGAAACGCGCGGCATGGCCAGCGCATCGGGCGCTCCCGATAGCAATTATGGATGGATACCCACGAACATGCAGCAAGGCGGTGGCTTTCTCCAAAATCTCCTTGCCCCCGAAACAGCCATGCCTATCGCTGGCGCTTTGATGGGCAATCAGGGCAATACGGCCAATTTCGCCAATGCCTTCGGGGCCTATGGCAAGTCGGCAGCGGAACGGTTGGGCAAGAACAAGACGCTTGATTTCCTGCGGCAGAACTCGCCGGATTTGGCTGCGGCCATAGACGGGGGAATGCCTATCAACGACGCATGGCGAATCTACGCCGATCAACGCTTTGCGCAGCAGGCCAAGCCGACGGCGACACTCCAAGAATATGAGTACGCCAAGCAGCAGGGCTATGGCGGCTCGTTCATGGACTATCAGCTCGATCAGAAGAAAGCCGGGGCCAACTCAACCAACGTGACTGTTGGTGGAGGCCGGTTCGGCACCATCCCGCCGGGCTTTGAATTGACCGACGGGCCAAATGGCGCAACCATGCGCCGTATTCCGGGAGGTCCGGAGGACACCACGAAGACAGATGAGCGCAAACAGGGGCAGGCCGACGTAGTAACCCGCGTTGTCACAACCGCAGCAAGCAGGGCGCGGGACGCCGCGAAAAACCGCGCGTTTGGTGGCTTCGGGCAGGGGATAGTCCAGTACAACCCATATTCCGACAGCGCGGAAGTTGCGCGTCAGGTCGACGTGCTGAAATCCCAAGCCAAGGTCGAAAACCTCAATGCCATGCGCCAGTCGTCACCAACGGGCGGAGCGCTGGGCAGTGTAACGGAAAAAGAAGCCGAAATGCTGGCCGCAAAGTCGGGCGCGCTCGATCCCAGTAGCCCGAATTTCGAGCGCGATCTGGACGACTACGAGTTGACGCTCTTGCAGGTTGTCCACGGCCCGGAAGAAGGCGCGCGCTTGTTCCAGCAATCAAGAGGCGGCGCGGCCATCGGCCTGCCAACTCAAGGCGGCAACCGCACTCAATCCGGCGTCTCTTGGACGGTTGAACCATAATGGCGACACTCACCATCAATGGCCGTCGCGTCAAAGTCGATGACAGTTTTCTGTCGCTCACGCCGGAGCAGCAGAATTCGACTGTTGATGAAATAGCGCAGAGCCTTGGCGGGCAGCAGGAGCCGCAGCGTTCCGACGCCTATAATCAGGCCGCAGGCGAAATGTCGGCCATGACGCAGGCGTTCGGCAATGGGCCGGAAGGCAACCCGGTAGCTGACAGGCAGCGCGCGCAATACGACGCTTTGCCCGAGTGGCAGAAGCCGCTTGTCGCGGCAGGCGACACGCTGCAATTGTTTGCCAATGGCGCAACGATGGGCTTTGGTGACAAGGCTGTTGCGGCTGCCCGTGCTCCCTTCACTGACAAGACATATGAGCAGGAATTGGCGGCGGCGCGCACGCTGACGCAGGAAGCGCGCAACAGGGCGCGCGGTGCTGGGATGGGGGCCGAGATTGCCGGCGCTGTCGCTACGCCCATGAAGCTGGCAGGGAAGGGCGCTACGCTCGCTGGCCGCTTCGGCACAGCGGCAATGACAGGCGCGCCCGGTGTTCTGGCTCGCACCGGCCTGATGGCAGCCGAAGGCGCGGGCTACGGTGGCTTGACGGCGGCTGGCAACGATCAAGACATTGGCACTGGTACGGCAATCGGCGCGGCTGGTGGTGCGCTTGGCAATCTGGCAGGTGAAGCCCTCAGCGCGGGCGTCAGCAAAATCGCGGGAAAATTCAATCCCAAAGTGCCGCCGATGGGCGTCGATGACCTAAAGGCGGCATCGAACGCAGCGTATTCTCGCGCGGAACAGGCCGGCGTTGCTTTCAATCAGAACGGCGTCAATCAACTCCGCACCAACATTATTCAGGATTTGACCTCTCGCGGTTATCACCCGACAAATGAGCCTGGCGTGAAGCCGGTCCTCGACTATCTAGCCAAGGTCGGGAACGGGAATATCACGCTCAAAGGCCTCGATACGCTGCGCAAGGTGGCGTCGAACGGGTTTCAGCCGGGGAACCAGTCAAACAACGCGACGCTGACACAGATTATCGGTCGCATCGACGAACTGGTGAACGCCGCTGATCCGTCTACCGTCCTCATGGGAAGCAACCCGCAAGCGGCAGCGAACGCTTTGCAGGAAGCTCGCGGCATGTGGGGCAGGGCAAAGAAGCTCGAAACCGTGCAGGAATTGCTCGACCGGGCTGGCCTTAACGCTGGTTCGGCTGGTGCGGGCGGGAATGTTGAAAACGCATCACGGCAGCAAATCAAGCGCCTGCTCACGAATCCAAATCTCAAGCGCGGGCTGACCAAGGCAGAACAGGACGCCGCGCGAAAGGCTGTGCTTGGTAGTCGGACACAAAATGCGTTCAGGTTGGCTGGAGGCATGTCACCCACTACCGGCAAGCTGACCGCCTTTCTGACAGGGGCAGGAGCACTCACAAATCCCGCAGTCGGTGTTCCGGCTATGATCGCAGGCTATGGAGCCAAAAAGACAGCGGAGCATCTGTCTCGCAAGTCTGTTGCTGAACTCGTCAGCCTGATTTCATCGGGCGGTGTTCCCGAACCGGTAATGAAGAATGCGATTCAGCTTCTTGCCGAGTCTAAACGCGATGCTCTTACGCGCGCTCTCATGGCCATCGCCGTCAATCGTGGGAATGCCCGGTACAATGAGCCAAACCATCAGGAACAGCCATAGAGCGATGAATGGGTAGTCCCAGAAGTCCAGAGGGACTTCCCGGTAATATGTCATGGTTGCGTAGCTGATGGTCAGCATGAGCGTAAGGGTAATTCGTCCTGACCATATTGCGACAAGCAACGGGCGGCGGAATTCACCGGGGTCGTGTTCAATAGTACGGTCGTCGTCTGGGGTCATTTGCTCACTAGGCTCGCGGGCCAATCGAAGCGATCCATTTTGTACCAGTTGTAAGTGAAGTCGTCTTCCGGTTTGTCGCCTTTAGGGGATCGAACCAGCAGCCACGCCTCTCCCTTACAGCGGTTCAACATGATCGGCGAATAAGGCTGGGTGGAGTTTCCCGAGATTATCGAAAAGCACTGCGATGAACTGGCGTCGGACATTGTCCCAAAAACGTCGTTGCAGCCAGCCAATAACAGCGTAGCAACGAGCGCACCCGCAATCTGAAGTTTCATTCCATCCTCCAAGCCGACCCTTCTTATCACATGGTGATTGCCGGTGGCAAAAGTCAAATCAGATCGTGAAGCAGCAATCGACGCCATCATAGGCGAAGCCGTAGGCGAAGGCCGTCGCGGCATGATTGCGGTTGCTCACGTCATCAACAATCGGGCCATGACGCGGGGCAAGACTGTTGGGCAGGTCGCGCGCGCTCCAAACCAGTTCGACGGCTATTCCAATCCCGGCAGCGCGGCAAAGAAGGCGCAGGACAACCCGCGCATAAGGGCCGAAGCCGCCGCTATTCTCGACGGGGTGCAGACCGGCGCAATTCCCGATCCGACTGGCGGGGCGGATCACTTCTATTCCGGCAGCAAGAAGCCGGGATGGGCCGACAGGCTTACCAAGACCGCCGATATCGGAGGTCATAAATTCTTCCGTGAAGCCGCCGCGCCCGTCGCGAATGCCGTTTCCCGGCTCTCTGACGCGGCAATCAAGACGGTGGACACAGTTACCGCCCCGGCGCGCAATGTCGCCTCAGCGCTCGCCATGGCGGCGTTTCCGTCCGTTTCCCGGCCTTCGCCGCCAACAGCCTTGGCATCATACAGCCGCCAGAACCTCACTCCGGGTGTTGTCGGCGTTCTCGATGCGCTTGCGGCCAATCCGAACGCGCAGACAGTCGGCATCAATTCCGGCTATCGCAGCCCGCAGCACAATGCGGCAGTAGGCGGGGCCAAGCATTCGCAGCACACCCACGGCAATGCGATCGATCTTGACGTGCGCGGCCTATCGGATGCGCAAAAGACCGCCCTGCTCGATACCGCCATAGAGGCAGGCGCAAAGGGCATCGGTCTCTATTCCAGCGGGAACACGATCCACGTCGATACGCGGGCAAACCCTGCCGTCTGGTCGGATTCGTACAAAGGCATTCCCACATCGAAGGCACCGTCATGGGCGAGGGCATCGCTTGAAGGCATGATGCAGGCGGGGCAGTTCAACGTCACGCCGCGCACCACCGCTCCCGTCCCGACCTCGCGCCCGTCCGCGCCGCCGTCGCTTGTCGCATCACCTTCCGGCACAGTCACGCGCTCGCCTCTCGGCCCTGCCGCGCCCCGTTCCCCCGATCCGTCACGCTTTGCCTATGACGTGACGCCACCGGCTCAACCGGGCGGCTTTTCGCTCGTGTCACAGGCCAATGCGGCACCGATGCCGAATAGGCCGGTGACGACGCCGACAACCTCGCGGCTTCCGGCCGCTCCTGCCGTGGCTCGCCCTTCAAGGCCAATAACCCCCACGCCGGTTTCTGCCCTCGCAGCAATGAACAAGCCTGCCTTCCCTTCGGCGCTTATGTCTCCCACGGCCATAGGCGTTCCACAGACCTTGGCACCGCCGCAGACAGTCCAGCCGACATTTGTCCCGGCTGCCGTCCCAGCGCCTCCGCTGGCCCCGCCACGCACGATCCAGCAACGCCCGGTATTCGAGGCACCACAACCCGCGCCGCAACCCCGCAGCACCGCCATGGACGTTTACAACGGCTTGGCGAATGAAGGCTTTGCCAATGACGGGTCGAAGATCACGCGCGATCAGTTCGGCGGAACCTCGATTACCAACAAATTCGGCGTGACCACGACGACGCTTGCGAACGGCAAGCAGGCCACAAGCCGGAACGCTCCTGCACCGGGCATATCCGGCCCGCTGGGCGGCAATATCGGCAATGCCCTTGACAAGACGTTTACAGCCGATCCGGCATTGAACGGGCGTTCTCCGTTCGGGAATTTCGCCCGTCAGACAGGCGGGCGCTTTGCCGGTGCGGCGGTTGGCTCCGTTCTCGGCCCGGTCGGCTCGATCCTCGGCAGCCTGATCGGGCAGGAATTGGCAAAGCCGAACGGCGGCAAGATCGGCGATTTCGTCAATGGCGTGCGGACCGTGAACGTCATGGGCCAGCCCACGCAGTTCGCCCGCGCCGTGAGTGGCGGTCAGTTCCCGAATGCTCCGAACGTCTCGGGAGCCTTGGGCGGGCGTCAATCCAACCGCAGCGGCGAAGCCATGCGCGACATTTCACCAGCGGCGGCGAGGGACATTTCTCGCGGTCGCGGCGGTCTTTTCTAAGGAGGTCACATGGCCGGGCAGCTAGAGTATTCGGGCACTGCGGTATCGAACACCGCGATCAACTCCATCCCCATTCAAGGGTCGAGTTCGGTCAAGTATGGCAACGACGCGATCCAGCAATTGATGGCGGATCAGGCGAACGCGATCACGAAGGTTGCCGACAAAACCGGCACGTACACCGCCGTGAAGGGCGACTACAACCAGCTTATACGAGCCACAGGAGCGTTGACACTCAATCTGACTGCTGCGGCTACGCTCACCGCAGGCTGGTGTGTGTGGGTCAAGGCAGATGGCGGCGCGGTTACCGTCGATCCGGCAGGGGCGGAACTGATCAACGGCGCGGCTACGCTTTCCCTGCCTGATGGGTTCTCGGCATTCATTGTCTGCACGGGTTCGGCCTTCCGTGCCATGGTTTTTGGCAACGGTGATGTGACCCTCACCGGAACACAGACCCTCACCAACAAGACGCTGACAGCGCCTGTGATGACCTCTCCGGTTGTTTCGGGAGCGTCCGCGACCCTAGCCGTAGGCGATGCCACAACTACGGGCAATGTCAGTATCGAATTGGGCATCAATCGTTCCGGCGATGGTTTGTCCCTCATCGATTTCCACGCCCAAGAGGCCACGGACTATGAAGCCCGCATCATGCGAGGGTCCGGTGCGAATGGCGCATGGCAGTTTATCCAAAACGGCACAGGCATCACCAGCTTTAACACGGCGGTTCGCCTCGGTGCGGACGGCTCCAACGCCCTTGATGCTGTCACCAAGCAGCAGATGGATACTGCGCTTGCCTCGAAGGCTGGCTTCTACACCGGCAGCACACAGGACGAAACGAACCTGCCTGTCGGATCGTATATCGCAATCTTGGGGCCTGCTTCATACGAGAAGCCCCGCAACTCTACGCAGACCATCAACATCGATAGCGCATCAGCGAACCGCTACGTACTTGGCGGCGCAGGCGCGGCTATGTCCGGGACGTGGAAGGCCAGCGGCTCCACAGGCTTCTCGAATAGCCCATCCGCTGCCGGGGGCCTATACAGGAGGACCGCATAATGGAACTTCACTCAATTTCCTCCGTACAGCGCATGGCGGATGGTGCGTATTTCGTCACCGCCGATCTGACCGATGGTGACGAACTGCGCGATACCGTCGAATACATCAGCCGCGAAGGTGATGGCTTTGGTCTTGCTCCCGCCATTCGAGCTGCTGTCCAGCAATGGATATCGGATGGCAAGCCGGTTCCTGACTATGCGCCGCCAGTGCCAGAAGTGGTTGTTCCCGACCGGGTGACCTCCCGCCAGTTCAAGATGCAGCTTGAAATCGCCGGACTGACTTCCGCCGTTGAGGGCTGGATTGCGTCACAGGAAACGCTTGTCCAGATCGCCTATAACAACTCGGGCACATTCGTTCGTGACGAACCGATGATGGTTGCGGGCATGACGGCGCTTGGCTTTACGTCCGAACAGATCGACGCGTTCTTTACGGCTGCGGCTGAGATTTAGGGGGCCGCGATGAAGCTCATCTCAAACTGGCGGGCCGTGCTGAAACACGCATGGTCCGTGCGGCTATTGCTTCTGGCCGGCATCCTGTCCGGGCTGGAAGTGGCTTTGCCCTTGCTCGATGGCATCCTGCCCGTTCCTCCGACCATATTCGCGTCCCTGTCCGGACTGTGCGTGTGCATGGCCTTTATTGCGAGGCTTGTGGCTCAGAAGGGGGTATCCGGCAATGAGTAGGCTCAAGCGCAACTCCACACTCGCGGCTGCTGCTGTCGTCCTTGTAGGCGGCTTCGAAGGCCTGCGCACCTATGCCTATCGTGATCCGATTGGAATCCCAACTTTGTGCTTCGGGGAAACGCGCGGCGTGAAAATGGGCCAGACCAAGACCGTTGCCGAATGCAAGGCCATGCTTGCTGATCGGCTGGTGGAGTTTGAGACGGGAATGAGAAAGTGTTTCGTCTACCCGGACAAAATACCAGACGGCGCGTATACAGCGTTTCTCTCAGCGTCCTATAATATAGGCACCGCCGCTTTCTGCAAATCTTCGATGGCTAGACGCGCCAATCAAGGAGATTTGAAGGGCGCTTGTGACGCCCTTTTGATGTGGGATAAGGCGGCAGGGATACGATTGCCGGGTTTGACAAAGCGCCGTCAAAAGGAACGCGAGCTATGCCTAAGCGGCATCTGACATGCCGTGACGGGGAGAGAAACCCAATTCTGCGCTGGCCATCTCTCTAGCAGCTATCGCATCTTCCAATGTCCTGAATTCGCCAAGATTTCTGCGAGTGCCATCAAGGTCGATGTAGGCGGCCCAACGGCTGTTACGGCCTCTAAAAGACACGCCAACATGGCCGCTTCTGTTGTTTTTGTAGCGGCGCTGGTTCTTCATATTGTCGGATGTTGTCCCGTCTCGAAGATTGCAGATTCTATTATCCGCCGGATCGCCGTTGAGATGATCTATATCGCCGGATGGCCATTTGCCCGTAGCCAGCAGCCACGCAACTCTGTGCGCCTTGACTGACTGCCCAAAGATTGCCCCAGACAGGTATCCTTGCGTGGCGGGGCAGTTAAGCGCCTCCGTGCCTGCATACATCTTGTTCCATCGGAACGCTGCCGCGAGTTGTCCTCCGGGAGCGCCAGACTTGAAAAACCGCTCAGAGCGAATCTTCCAACGAAACTTACCGGTTTTGGGATTGTAGTTGAGAACCTCAGATACCTGAGCATAAGTTAGTTCAGCCATTTCGACCTCTCATCAGGTTGGCTTGGTTAGAGCGCGTCGTCGGGCTGCGACCCCTTCGGCGCGTTCGCTTTTTATACCATAAGCCTCTGACAAACAAAAATCTTTTCGTCTGCGAGGAATCCAATGAAAACCGCTCTCATTGCCGTTGCTGGCGGGTTGTTCACCGTGGCGATCCTGTTTGCTGCGTTCTGGTGGTGGTTGGGGCAGGGGCTGTGATGGGCATCCGCGCCTACATCGCCCTTGCCGTGCTGCTGGCCTTCATGGGGCTGGGCGGTGTTGCCCTCTACTACCGTGCAGAGGCCGCAGATGCAGCCAAGGAAGCGCAGCAGGCCATTGCCGACAAGGACAAGGCCGTTGAGGCCAACACAGCAGCTCAAAACACCATCTCAGCCCTACAGGAGCAGTCCCGCCTCGACAGCCGCCTGACGGCCTCGCTGGTCGAGGAAATGCGCAAGATCAGCGACGGGCTCGCGGAGCAATCCCAGCAGATAGACGAACTGGAGAAATCGAATGCGGACGTTCGGGCCTATCTCGACACTGTTGTTCCTGCCGATCTTCGCAAGCTGCGCCAGCGTTAAGCCCTCGGTGGTGGTGAAGCCGGAAGTGGTGAAGGTCCAAGTGCCGGATGCATTCACGGTTCAATGCCCAAAGCCTGACAGGCGGCAATGGCGGACCACCAGAGACATCATCGCATCGGTGGATGCAAACGAGGCCGCGCTAAGGCAGTGCGCTGCTCAAATCGACGGGATACGGCAATGGAACGCAGGCCAGGAATAGCAACCTTCATCCTCATAGCGGCGTTTCTGATCTGCGCCGCTGTCACGATCTATCTTTCATTCTAGCAGTGCAGGGGCCGGGGAATTGGACAAGGCAAATGCGATGGACGAGAGCGCCATACCCGTCAACAGAATGGCCGAATTGCCCGAAGAGACGCGGGAGTTCCTGGCCCAGTTGCGCGAGGATGACATTCGAACCCTCAAGGATGGCGTCAAGCTCGTCAATGCCATCCAGACCGTGGGGAAGTTTTTCAAATGGCTTCTGGTCGGCATGCTCGGCATGGCGGTTGGCACCGTCATGTTCGGGGAGAGCGTGTCGAAGATCGTCAGTTGGTTCCGGCAGTGATTGGGGTATCCTGCCGGCATGGCAACACTAGGCGAACACAAGCGCGAAGGCATCGGACTGCAAGCGGGTCATTGAGGTGGCTCCGGTAGTGGCTTCCAATGGGTTGCCCTGTCTCCTTCGAAGCAACCATCTTCCGCGCCTTCATAGCTATCCAATTGTGTCGCCACGCATGCCCACCCGCACCAGTCTTTCATCCTGCACACATCAAATTTTCTCGATACCGGGTCATAAGCAAGAAATTCGGTTCCATCTTTCGGTGCTGTCTCAATCGGCTGCCATTCGCTCAT